CAAGCTTATTATATATACATACCAGAATATTCAGTTACTACTTACGATGGAACGTCATCTATAAATAGATTTCCTGCTGAATATTATGATCATGTTTTAATTTACGCATCTATTAAAATATTAGAAGCTAAAATGCATAATTATATAGAAGATGATGAAGATTCAGAGTTAGCTCAACTTATAGGGCAAAGAATTGATAGACTTAAAGTACAATACAATGAAATGTTTGGAGGCCAACAACAATGAAATTAAAAGAAATGATTGAACTTGTAAAAGAGGCTCATCCAGATATTACTGAAAATAGAATAATCAAATTATTAAATCAAGCTAATAGAGAGTTCTCAAATGATTCTAGAGTATCCGATGCATCTTATATTGTTTCTGGTGGAACAGTTGTAGATCAGACTTATTATACAATAGATACAGAAATTATAGCAATAGAAGATGTTTATATTAATAAAGAAAGAGCTCAAAGATTGACTTATAAACCAGATAAGGAAGATGAGGATTTAACATAATGGCTAAAGATAGATATGGATATGGTACACAAATGAAAATACCTAGTAATCCATTTTCAAAATATACAAGAGAAAATGTTGGAGAAAGACCTGAAAATTTAATTGGTATGACAAGTAATCCATCATCATTAAATGTAAGTGAAATTAATACTTCACAATTTGATCCATCAGATACAAATCAAGTAAAAGCAATGCAAAGATCATTAGGAGTAAAAGATGATGGTATATTCGGTCCTGTAACTGAAGCAGCTTATAGACATATGGTAAATAAAAGAAGGCAATCCCAAGGATTAGATGAATATCAATATGAAGATCCAAGACGACCTGAACCAACTCCAAAAGAGGGTTGGGGTATGGGAGAGCCTTGGAGTCCTAATTGGAAATATAATTATGAAGTTAATCATCCTTTATTTAAAAATGAGGATTCATCTAAATCTTTATGGTCAATGTTAAGGGGGTTATTTAACTAATGGCAGTATTAAATACAGAAGGATGGGTTTGGTGGGTAGAACGTGGTAAACTTGCTATTAGTACTACATCTGATAATGGTAATACTGTTCAACCTCCTAAAACAGCAAGTAAAGTAATTAGAATATATTGTAAAGAAGTTGCTACTGTAGATAATGGTTCAGGTACTGCAATAGCAGAATTTTCAACTGGATCAAGCATTAATACAGCACAATTCTCAAATCTTCCAGAAGAATATCATGAAGCATTAGTAGCAAAAGTAATGGAAAAATTATACAGAACTAATCCAGAAGGAATACAATTATCAGAGTACTGGAGAAAAGTTTACAAAGATTATGTAATATCAGCTAAGAAATATGCTAATTCAAGGAGATTAGACACAGGATTCACAATTCAACAGCATGATATGTAAGGGGATTTATGACTACGTGGAATAGAGATGATACAGATCTTTCTACCTTAACGGGGATAGCTTCAACAACAGTAGGTAGTTTACGACTTACTGGTACTACTATTGGTCATATCAGCGATACTGACATTCTTGCTTTTGCATCAAACTCATTAACAATAACTGCATCAGATTTACATATAAATTCAGATCATATTAGTTTAAAAGATGGTAGTACTGAATATGGAGATTTAGTAAAAAGTGGTAGTAATTTATCAATAAGAGGTGGAGAAAATGGAGCTGGAAATATAGCATTTTATTCAGGTGGTGGTAATATAATGACAATGGCTACAGGTGCTGTACAAATTGGCGGTACAATTCAATGCACTATAAATAGTGGCGATGGTTCTAGTGAAAACTTTGTAGTAGAACAATCTGGATTATTGCTTAAAAGAACTGCTGCGGAAGTTAGATCTGATTTAGGAATTTCTGATAATGAAATAATAGATTGGACAACAGGTCAAGGTTCTACAGATATACATCAAAGCAATATACCATGGGCAACTGGACAAACATTTGACAATGATAATCAAGGTCTTGTTCCTAGTCCTGGAGCTACAGGAACTACTGTAAAATATTTAAGAGAAGATGGTAGTTGGATTGTACCTCCAGATACACAACCTTTATCAACAGAGCAAGTACAAGATATTGTAGGAGCAATGTTTAGTGGCAATACAGAAACAAATACTGCAGTTACTTATCAAGACGCAGATGGTACTATAGATGTTGTTACTACTCTTGATGGAGCTCCATTAACTACAGAGGCTGTTCAAGATATAGTTGGAGCTATGTTTACTAGCAATACGGAAACTAGAATAGCTGCAACATACGAAGATGGAGATGGGACAATAGACCTTGTTGTTGATGATATGACAGCTAATACTCAATTAACATCAGAAGAAGTACAAGATATTGTAGGAGCTATGTTTACATCTAATACAGAGACGAGAATATCTGCAACGTATGAAGATGGCGATGGTACTATTGATTTAGTAGTAGATGACATGACAGCTAACACACAATTAAGTACAGAGGAAGTTCAAGATATAGTAGGGGCAATGTTTTCAGGAAATACTGAAACAAGAATATCGGCTACTTATGAAGATGGCGATGGTACTGTTGATTTAGTTGTAGATGATATGAGTAATTTAACTGGTGATAATGGTAACGCAGCAATATATGATAATAGTGGAACACCAGCCTTTAAGTCTGGTATAACAAAAGCTGAAGTTTTATCTTTATTAAATGTAGCAGATGGTGCAGAAGTTAATGTAAATGCTGATTGGAATTCTAGTTCTGGTGATAGCCAAATATCAAATAAACCTACTTTAGTAACTGCTTTAAATGGTTTATCTGATGTTACTTATTCATCTGGTGATTTAACAATTTCTGGTTTAGATAAGATTATATCAGGTAGTTTAGATTTTGATTCAAGTGGACATATAAATTTTGATGGATGTGCAGCAGGTTTTACTAGAACTACTTATGCAGATGCAGCGGATGTAGAAGTTGATTTTACTACAGGAAATAAAGCTCATTTAGATATGACAGGTGGTAGTATAACAGGAACTTTAACATTAAAATTTCCTGCAATATCAGGAAACTTTGTTTTAGTAGTACAACAAGATGGTTCTACAAGAACTATAAATGCTTACGCTACTAAAGATGCAGCAGGAAACGCTGGTAATAATGATGGTGGAACAGCAGGTGCTGTAAGATGGGCAGGAGGTGGGACTGCTCCTGATTTAACAGATGGTGGGAATAAAAGAGATATATTATCTTTTTATTGGGATGCAACAGAAGAAGTATGTTATGGTGTAGCGAGTCTTAATTTCTAATGAATAAAGCAATTAATAGAACAACAGTACAGGTAGATAGTAATAAATATAGAGTTTATCCAAAAGAAGCTCCACTATTTTATAAAAAATCAGATGGTACTTATGGTAATATAGATCACACTTTCAATGACTCTTCATCGACAATAGGCGAAATATCTTTAATGGATAAAGGTGTTGTTAGCGTAGGAAAAAGAAAAGGTAATAATCCACATAAAGTAGTTGGAATAAGACCAGATGTTAGTCAAGATTTAGGGACAGAGCAATTAGAATTTAGTTTAGTTAATGTAGAACTTGATGAAGAATCTCAAGATTTTAATGTAGAAAATGATTTAGAAATTAAACTAAAAGCATCTAAGGTTTTTCAGTTAGTTAAAATCAATAAAGATTTTAATAATTTTAAAATTGAATTTGACATACATTCTAAAGGATTAGAGCTGCAGAACACAAAATATACTAAAACTACTAATATAAGAGATTATGGATTTAATCTTGTAGATTTAGGAGAAATTGACACAAGCAATACAGAATTAACTTTAGATAGTTTTTTCAATGAAGATAAAAATATTCCTTATATAGATTGTCGTATATGTAAAATAACAAATGAATACATTACTACGGGAGAATATTCTATCGAAGAAGAATTTGGAGATAGTGATTTATCTAATTATGTATTTGATAATAGCGTATTTTCTTATGGTAGTAGTATTTATCATAAAGATTGTATAATACTTGTAGCTAAATCTTATAATACAGAAAATACTGAAGATATATTTGTATCTAAATTATGTTATGAATACGGAATGTCTGTTATTCAAGAAGAAAATAAAAATGGTCAGTATTTTGTAAAAGATAATAAAAAAATAGGAAGTTATTTTACAAAAGATGGACTATTCCTTGCGTCTATAAATACAAAGGAAATTAATAATAATATTAAAGATTTATTTAAAAGAAAAACATTTGAAAGTACATCTTATTTAAACATTTCATTATCTGATTTTAAAAATACTTTAAATAAATTGTTTGATATTAATTTAAAATTAGATTTGGATTCAAGCTATTATAAACCTATAAATGATAAATTCCACTTCAAATCAAATGACAGTTATTTTCATATTAGTAATCCATTAATATTTGACGAGGATTATAAAAATTTAGAACTAAGTACTACTCATAGCCTAAAAGATAATGAAGATGGAAGTTATAGGTATACAAAATATTTTTCAACAAATGGTTTTTTATGTAATTTGTATAATATAAAATATATTGATGCAAGTTTATATGTAACTCACGATGGTTCTCCATATACTGATGAAGATTTGACAATCGTACATAGAAGTCCTTCAACAGGTTCAAGTACTGCTCTTCAAAAAACATCATCTAAATTTACAACTGCAAGAAATGCTTCTACAGGAACAGGTACAGTTGGAGATGTTATAATAGATAATGGGCATTGGATATGTGGCGACCTTGGTACTAAAACAGTAACAAGTGGTCAATCGGGAACTACTACAACTTATTTGTGGATTACATACCAAACTCATTATACTTTTGATTCTTCGGACATTGAATCAACTGTTTCAGATTTAAATTGGGTATATCCTAAAGCAGCATATTCAACTTCAGGGGGTAGCCACAATGATATTAGTATTATAGTTTTAAAATCGGAAACAGAAGGAGGGGTTGTAATTGCAAATTGGAATGATTTTGTTGGACATACATCAGGTTGGGGAGCAAGTGATGTTACGGAATATTCATCTGAATATGTGGTAGATGGTTATGAAGAAACAAATACTTTACAAAGAAGCAATATAGCAAGTTATTCAACTGAAAGTATTTCTTTAAATTCTGATGCTAAATCTGACTTAGAAAATGACGATTCTTTTAAAATTTCAGTAATAGATTATGACCAATATTATAGCGATAGTTTAGATACAAGTTATGGTGCTTCAGCT